GGCGGCCTCGGGCACCAACTGGGAAGGCGCGGCCTAACTGAGATGCGCGTGGAGAGCCTGATTCGGCGCCCGGCGGGGCATGTGGTGACGCTGGAGGGCGAAGTCTATGCCTTCCAGCCACCTACCTGGGCGTGCGAGGTGATGACGCCCGCGCATGTGGCGCGCTTCGGCGCGATCCCGGAAGGGTATCGCCTGACGCCGGCCCCCTTGGATTTGACGGCGCCGCCCTCGTCGCTGGCGGAGGCCGCGGCGGGTCCTGGTCCGCGGCGGCGCGGACGCCCGCGGCCAGCGGCGGTGACAACGGCGGAGATACTGTGATGGCGACGACCAATCCTACCCTGACTACCAGTTATACCAAGATCGTGGCGGCGGGCGATGAGTTTTTGTTGACCCTGCTGCACACCAGCAAGTTGGATGTCGAGGTGGCGATCAAGGATACCGACGAGGCGCCCACGGTGCGCGGGCATGTGCTGCGGGGCGAACTGGGCGAGTCCATGAATCGGTCTTTGCTCGGACCCGGCTACGTTTTTGCGCGTACCCGGAGCGGGACCGTGCCGGTAGCGTTGAGTGCCTGGACGCCGGCTACCTGATGTTACACGTGCTACGCCTGTTGGGTGCAACGCGCCTGACCCGGCTTCCCTGGCGGAAACGGCGCCATCAGGAAACCGAGGCGAATGAGCGTCTGCTGGAAACTGGCGGCGCGGCCTGCATCCTCTCCGGCTTTGACCTCCATGGCCAGATTGATGCCCTCGGCAGTCGGGAGGAGTACGTCAAATGATGTCGCTAGAAAGCTTCCTGCCGCTGGTACGGGGCCGCCTGCCGGGTTGTCCGGAGATGATCCTGGAAAACGGGGTGCGCGACGCCTGCATTGAGTTTTGCAAGCGTACCCGGTTCCTGACCGAGGCGGTGACGGTGGACGTGGTCTCCGGTGAGGCGGCGGTGACGTTGTACCCCGACACAGACACCCATTGGGAAGTCCTGAGTGTGCAGCGTGACGCCGAGCTGCTGACCCCCTTGTTCCGCGCAGAGTTCGTGACCCAGGGGCTTGATGTAGATAGCGGCACGCCGGCGTATTACTACCTGGAAGGGGACCGGACCCTGGTGTTGGGACCGATTCCCGACGCGGACGAGACCCTGACGGCGGTGGTTACGCTGCGGCCCAAGGATACGGCGACACGGGTGGCGGACGCGCTGTACAGCGACTTCCGCGAGACCATCGCTGCGGGGGCGCGCGCCTGGGTGCGGCGTAACTATGGCGACTGGGTGAACCCCCAGTTCGAGGCCGAGGATCGCAAGATTTTCGAGTACGCCATCCACAACCAGAACATTCGGCGGGCGCGGGGCGGCGGTTCGGTGCCGTTGCGCGTGCGCACGCACAGTTTCTAAGGAGCCGGCATGTCCTCCATCACCGCCCAAGCCATCCTCGACCGCTGCAATGCGATCCTTCAGGACAATAACATCCGTTGGCCACAGGACGAGATGATCAACTGGTTGAACGATGCGCAACGCTACATCGTGCTGCTGCGTCCCGATGCCAACATGAAATCGGGCACCTTCACCTGCGCGGCGGGTACGCGCCAGGTGCTGAACAAGACCCCGGGCGGATTTCCCACGGCGACCCGGCTCCGCGCCGTCGTGCGCAATATGTCCAGCGCCACCAAACGGGCGATCAAGCTGGTGACGCAGTCGGTTCTCGACAACGAGCATCCGGACTGGCACAGCAAGGCGGCGGAAGACGACATTCAGCTCTACGTGTTCGACCCCCTGTTGCCCAAGGAATTTATGGTCTACCCGCCAGCGGCGGCAACCAACACGATTGAAGTCGTCTACTCGGCGGCCCCAACAGCGGTGACCTCCGGGACGCTGAGCGGCACGCTGGAGCTGGACGACACCTACATCGGCGTGCTGGTCGATCTGATTCTGGCCCGCGCTTACGCCAAGGACGCCGAGTACGCGGCCAACGCGCAGCGGGCGCAGTCGCACCAGGGTCTGGCGGATGCCGCTCTGGGCAGTTCTTCCCAATCGGCGCTGGGCAGCTCGCCCGTGGACGATTCAAAAGGGACGGCCTGACGCCGTCCGGTTTTTCATCTCTGACGCGGAGTTACGCTCATGGCCACTACGGGTGCCTTTACCAACTACACCGAAGAAAAGATCGTCGAGGTGCTACGTGGCACCAACTGGACCGCTCCCTCCAACTGCTACCTGGCCCTGTTCACCGCCGTTGCCGACGGCGAGGCGGGGACGGTAACCGAGACAACTTACACGGACTACGCCCGGCAGGAGATTACCTTTACGGCGATTTCCTCTGGTGCGACCAAAAACGCGAGTACGGTGACCTTCCCGGCCAACGGCGAGGCGGTTTCCTCGGTGACGATTACGCACATCGGCGTCTACGACTCACTGACCACCGGCAATCTATTGCTCTACTCTGACCTGACCACCAGCAAGACTCTGGCTCCGGGCGACGTGCTGTCCTTCGCCGCCAACGCCATCGTGTTCACCCTGAACTGATAAGCTGATGAACCTGGGTGTGCTGAACGGGTACGCGGTCAATACGTCCGCGTTAGCGGCCTGGGTCAAGGCGGCGACCTTAGCCGCCACCCTGGGGGCCAGCGCGACGGCGTCCGCGACCTATGTCTATCGGGTCGCAAGCACCCCGTTCAGCGCAGGGGCGTCCGCAACCACCGTTGGCGTACGCACGACCCTTGGCGACGCCACGCCTAGTATGGGGGTAAGCGGCGTTGTTGCCGCTCACACGGTATGGGCAGGCGTCAGCAGCGGTAGCGCAGGGTGTAGCGCCGTTGCGTTTAATTACCGACTCATACCCGCTACGGCCTACGCCACGGCGGGGGCGACGGGCGAGGCCCTGCCCAACGCCAAGTTAGGCGAAGCGGAAGGGACCCTGGACTGCGCCGGCGAAGCCAGTGCCAGAAAGGTCCAGTTCCTGGCGGCGACGCCATCGGCCAGCACCAGCGCGACGGCGCGTGCGCAGTTCGGCAGCCCCTGTCTGGGCAGCGCCACGATAGTTGGATTCGCGGAAGCGTCCCAGCAACTGTCTGGCGAGACGACTTGGGCGCATGATGGCTTTGTCCTGGCGGAAGCCGGTTGCGCGGCCACGGTTGCGGAAACGCACTGGCAGATCCTGACCGCTGGGACGGTGACCCCGAGCACGGAGGCCGTGGCCACGGCGACGGGTTACAAGACCCAGCACGCGGCGGCGACGTTGTCGGCAGGGCTGGCTGATGCCACGGTGGATTTTCGCAACATCGTTCACGGCGAGTCTGGCGGCAATACCGCAGGGGCGAGCGGGGCGGCGGCTGCGACCCGGGTGCACCAACCGACCGTTGCCGCGCTTGCTGGCGTCACTGGGGCGGGGGTTACCGCTAAGATCATTTGGCGGGGGTTAGCCAGCGCAGACGCTGGGGGCGCAGGGACCGCCATGGGAACGCAGGTTCGCTTTGGCAGGGCTACGGCCACGGCGGGGATGGACCTGGTATCCACCACCTTTGCCACTCAGCATTGGGTCGAGAGTACGCTAACGGCGGAGATCACCGGCACCGTTACACCCACCTGGTCGCGCTCGGCCACCGCGACGGCTACGCTGGACTGTACAGGCGAATCGACCGCTACCCTTCTACAATTGGCAACCGCCAGCGCCAGTCTGGACGCGAGCGGTGTCGCCGTTGGCGTTACCAACACCGAAGTCCCCGCCCCCGCCTGCCGTACCCTGGTGGTGCTGGATGACCGCCTCCTGCTCGTCCCGAGTGACGACCGAACCCTGATCGTGGGGTGTTGACATGCTGTTAGGTACCTTTGCCATGCAGCCAGCCGAGTCCCTGGACTACGACCTGGACTACACCGACTGGCTGACGACGGGCGACAACGTGAGTTCCGCCACCGTGACTATCACCCCAGCGGACGAACTGGCCGCGACTTTGGTCCAGATCAACGACCCTCGGGTTAAGGTCTGGCTGGAGGGCGGCACTGACGGTACCACCTACAAAGTCAGCGTCACCATGACCACGGCGGATGGCCGAGTCAAGCAAGACGAGTTCAAGATCCGGGTGAAGGAGATTTAACGTGGCGCAGATTTTCAAGAACAACACCACGGGCACCCTGGCGGTGCAACTCAACGCCGGGGCGACCACCTGTACCCTCTACACCGGGCATACCTTCATCGACCCTGGCAGCGACTGGTATCTGGCGACGCTGGTCGGTGTCACCGGGACCACAGAAACCAGTTGGGAGATCGTCAAGGTCACCAATGTCGCAACCAACACCCTGACGATTGAGCGGGCGCAGGAGAGTACATCGGACGCTACCTGGTCCGTCGGGACGCGCATCGAAGCTCGCCTGACGGCTGGGGCGACGGAGAGCAAGGCCAACTTGGGCGCGGCAGCGTACAAGGCCGTCGGTACCGGGTCGGGTGACGTTGCGGCGGGTAATCGGGGCGTGACCAATGGCGACTCGCACGACCACAACGGGGGCGATGGCGGGCAGATCGCCTATAGCAGTCTGTCGGGATTGCCTACCCTGGGAACGGCCGCCGCGGCAGCAACTACGGATTTCGCGGCAGCCTCGCATAACCAGGCGGAAACCACCATCACGTTTACCGACGTTTCGACCGGCAACGCCAGCACGACCGCGCATGGGTTTGCGCCCAAGGCGACCGCGCCCGCCAGTGGCTTGCGCTCAGTCCTTGCCATCGACAACGGCGAGACGGTACGATCCGACAAGGCGCTGTTTGATGCGACGAACCCCGCCGCACTTGGCACCGCCTCGCCTGGCACTGCCATGACGGCGGCCCGGCGCGATCATGTTCATGCCCTGCCGAATCTTGGCAAAATCCTACAAGTCGTGGCCGCGACTTCCACGACAGCAGTGACTGTAGCCTCCGGGACCTATACCGACATCGGGCTGTCGGTGACTATTACACCACGTGACACCAACAGCAAAATACTATTGCTGGCGTCCTTTGAAATAGATGTTTGGAATAATAGTGGCGGCCCTGTCGGCGCGGATACCAGACTGCTCCGCGGGGCATCGGAAGTCCAAGTAAAACTTTGGACACCGTGGATATCAATTAATGGTTTAATTGCGACAGTCTCTTATTCTGTACTCGATAGTCCAGCTACGGCAAGTGCTATCACGTATAAACTACAAGGGAAAGTTAGTTCTTATACTTCTGACATGTACGTAGTTTTTATGGATTCCGGTAGCTCTGGTTCGCTAATCGCCTTGGAGGTAGCAGAATGAGCAAAATGAATTTGACTCAACATGCGATTCGTAACCTTGCGCCTGATGCCACGTTTGTTATTCGCGGCGACGTGATCGAATGGCATAGCCCGGATCACCCTTCGCCAGCAGCCCTCGATGCTGAAATCGCCCGCCTCAGGGTTATTCTGCCGCGTGAACAACACATCAAACGCTTTGCCGATGAAGCCCAAGCCCGCTTGGATACCTTTGCGAAGTCGCGTGGCTATGACGGTATCCTTTCCGCCTGTACCTACGCCACCTCCCAGGTCCCCCGCTTCCAGGCCGAAGGCCAGCGTTGCGTGGATCTCCGCGACCAAACCTGGGCACGGCTGTATGAGATCCTGGCCGAAGTGGAGGCGGGCACTCGCCCGGTGCCGATGTCGCTGGCGGAGATTGCGGCGGATTTACCGGCGCTCACATGGGAGGGGGCATGAATAGCTTTTATCTGACTGTCGGCGCCGGCATTATCTTCACCGCCTTTACGGCTGGCGCTGCGGCGGCGTTGTTTGGCTTGCACTGGTGGCTACCGTGACCAAACGCGAGATTGTTGCGCTGCAACAAAGCCTCAACCAGAGTGGCTTTGCCTACCAGATTTTGGGCGAGGCGCTCAAGGAGGATGGCATCTATGGCCCGGCGACGGACCGGGTCCATCGCGCCTGGCTTGACCGCGACACCCGCATTCCTACCGTTACCCCGCCTCCGGCCAAACCGTGGTGGCAGTCCCGCGCCGTCCTGGGTCTGTTGGCGTCCTTGCTGGCCATGATCGCGGGCAGGATGGGTTGGGGTGTTGATGAGGGCCAGATCACCGATGTACTGCTTAAAGCGACTGAACTGGGTGGGCTGGTCGTGGCCGCCTGGGGCACCATCCGCCGGCAAGCGCCGATTGATTCGTCGCTGGTGGCTCGTGTCGGCACTCATGCTGTCAGGCTGCCAGTGCGGCCCGAGCGGCCGGGTAACCCCGACGATGACCCCCGGGGCGTCTTTCGGGATCGCTGAGGTTATGTTAGGCATTCGCTGCCAGGAGATCGTGAAATGAACTGGGTCAACGCTACCATCACCGTCCTGCAACTGCTTCCCTCTATCATCACGGGGCTGAAGGCCCTGGAGGAAGCGATCCCCGGTCACGGCAAGGGCGAGGCGAAGCTCGCCGCGCTGCGGGGTATCCTGGAGTCCGTCAGTACGCAGATCGACATTTTGTGGCCGGCCATCGAGAAGGTGGTCGGGGTGCTGGTGGGCGTATTCAACAAGACCGGCGTGTTCACGGCGTCTAAGTGAAGGCCCTGCTTTACCTGTGGTCTACCGTCCCTTCGACTGTGCTGGCGGCGGAAGCCGCGCTACACCTGAAAGAGGCGGATGGGATGGAGACGATCCTGTTACAGTGGGGCTTAGGCGCTATTGTCGGGCTAGTCGCGGTGAGGATGATGCTCGTGCTCTACAAAGATAAAGAAGCGGGGGTGCGCGAATACCACAACCAGCTTTTAGAGCTAACACGGGAACAGATCACGGCAATCCGGGATACCAAGATGGCGCTGGAGAAGGTCGAGGGTACGCTGGAAGAGCACAACCGGGAGTTTGCGCGCTTCCTCGAAGAGGTGCGGAGGCTGGTCCGATGACGCCGCGTAGTACCCGTTTGGCGGTGGTGATCCTGATCTTGATCAACGTCGGCTCCGCTTCGGCCCTGACCCATTTGCTATTCTTCGCGGGCAAAGGCGCCCGGTATACCGCCATGGATGGCGCACAGGAACGGCAGGAACGCATCACGTCAGACCTGGCCCTGGCTGCTCGCATCGACCTGCTGCACAACCTGCTGGAGGAGAGCTGCGGCAATGGACTTTGACCTCGCCCTGGCATTCGTGCTGGATCAAGAGGGGGGGTACTCCAAGCGCCCGGATGATCCTGAGACCAATTACGGCATCACCATCCAGACGGCGCGGGCCTATGGTTATCGTGGCTCGATGCGGCGCATCCCCCTCGACATCGTGCGGCGGATCTACCGGCAGGGGTATTGGGAGCGGTGTCGCTGCGACGACCTGCCCGAGCATCCCCTACGCCTGGTAGTGTTCGACGCGGCGGTGACCAGCGGCCCGGGCCAGTCCATCAAATGGCTGCAACAAGCGGTGGGGGTGGAGCCGGATGGGGTCATCGGTGCCGAGACGCTGCGGGCGTTGTCCGTTTACAACGGGCGTACCTTACAGGACCTGACGCTGGCCCTGATCGAGCGGCGGCTGGCGTTTCTGCGCGGGCTTTCCAAGTGGCGCACCTTTGGCCGGGGGTGGTCTCGTCGGATCGCGGCGTTACGCGAGGTGGTGACGACATGAAGATTCGCATCAGTGAGTTCGGCGGCATCTCGCCCAAGACCAACCCGCGCTATCTAGGCGCGGGTGGGGCGCAGATCGCGCTCAACGTCGAAGCCTACGGCGAATCGCTCAAACCGTTGAAGGGGCTGGGGGCCTCGGTGCGCACCCTGGTCAAAACGGGCACCCTTCAGACACTCTACCGCTACGGCCAGGACTACAGCGGGGACGACAACTACTGGTTCCATTGGGCAGCGGATGTGGACGTGTGTCGCGGGCAGATTCCCAGCGACGCCTCGGAGTGGACCTTCTACACCGGAGACAGCTACCCTAAGGCGACCTACAACGCGCTGGCCCTGGCTGGCACCTCCGAGGCGTACCCCGTGACTTCCCGGCGCCTGGGCCTACCCGCGCCCACCACGGCGCTGACGGCGACCGTGACGGACTTGGCGCTGACCGCTGGCGCGGCCCGCCTGACCCTGACCAACGCCATGCTCGATCAATTGTCGAGCAGCTACCCAATCAAAGTGTCCACGTCGAGCAACGGGGGCAACAACTGGACGACGGCTACCGCCACGGTGGCGGGACCGACCGCCCCCAGTGTCACCCTGACGACGGCGTACCTGGCGGCGGTGTCGCCTGCCTACGGCGTCTATGTCTCGGTGGACGGCGGCCAGACGCGGACCTATTGCCCCATCGTCGGTGCTACCACGGCGACAGCGGCGGCGGTGACGCTGACCAGCACCCACGTCAGCACCCTAGGCTATTTGAGCCAGGTGATTATCTCGGTGGATGGCGGTGTTACCAACGTCGCCAGCACCGTCACCCAAAATGCAACGCCAACAGCGGCAGGGGTGGCGGCCTTCATCAACGGCTTCGCCAGTGGCGTAGTCACGGCGGCCGTCTCCGGGACGGGGGTGAGCATCACCACCAATACCACCGGCGCGGGCGCGCAACTGCGCGTGTCCTTCGGTACGGGAACCCTGACCACTCTGACGGCGACCGGGGCCAGTGGCGGCATCGCCAGTGCCGGTACGCTGGTGCTCAATTCGATCAACACTCACGCGGGGTCCTTGGTGACGGCGGCGGTGTCGGGTAGCGACATCACGGTGACCGCTAAAACCTCCGGCGCGGCGACGCGGCTGTGGGTGTCCTGGGGCGAGTCATCCGCCCAATCCCTGAGCGCGACGGGTACTTCGCCGCTCCCCGCGACCGTGGCGACGGCGATCAATAACCTGGCCAATGTCACCGCCCTGGTGGCGGGGGCCAATGTCGTGGTGGCGACGGACGCCGCTGGCAGCAACGTCGCGCTCAAAGTACAGTGGGGCAACGATACCTGGCAGACCCTGACGGCCAACGGGACCACCTCGGACCCGGGTGTACCGGAGACGCGGGTCTATACTTACACCTTCGTCAGCGAGGAGTCCGGGCTTACTACGGAGTCCGCGCCCTGGGCGTCCGCCGATATGTCTTCGGCCACGGTCAGCGTGCATACGGGCGATGCCGTGGTGCTGACGGGCTTCGGCACCCCGCCGACGGGCGAGGGCTGGTACTACACCAAGGTACGTATCTACCGCGCCACGGCGGGTACCTACCTCTATGTGGACGAAATCACGCTGCCGGCGGTGACCTACACCGACAGCAAGACCGCCGATGAGCTGGGCGAGGTGTGCCCGAGCCTGACCTGGTCGCCCCCGGTTTCTACCCTGACCGGCTTGATCAACCTGCCCAATGGCATGATGGCGGGTTTCTCCGGACGTGACGTGTACTTCTGCGATCCCTACCGGCCCTACACCTGGCCAGCGGCCTACCAGCAGACGGTGGACTACCCCGTGGTTGGGCTGGGGCGGACGGACACCACCCTGGTCGTGTTGACCAAGGGGGCGCCCTACTTCATGCAAGGCGGATCGCCGGCCTACATTACGGTGGTCAAGTCTGATCTGGAGCAGGCGTGCGTGAGCAAGCGGTCCATTGTGTCGATGGGCAACGCGGTGTTCTACGCCAGCCCCGACGGCCTGGTGATGCTCGCCGCCAGCGGGTCCAAGATCCTGACCGATGCCATCTTTGATCGGGCGGACTGGCAGGCGCTGGGACCGACCACCCTCCATGCGTATGGACACGACGGCAAGTACATCGCCTTCCACCAGGCCGTAACCATCGACGGGGTGAGCTATACCGGGTTTGTGATGGACTTCAAGTCCAATCAGTTCATCCGGCACAACATCAGCGGGATCACGGCGGGCTACACCGATCTGCGCAACGACAAGCTCTACCTGGTCAATAGCAGCAAGCAAGTGGTACCGTGGGGGGAAGGCAGCTATCTGACCGGGCGGTGGCGTTCCAAGGTGTTCACCCTGCCCCAGATTACCGGCTTCTCCTGTGCCCAGGTAGAAGCGGAGACCTACAGCGGCGTGGCGTGCGCGATCTACCGTGACGGCGTCAAACTGGCGACGGAGCTGACGGCGGACAGTGACCTGGTAGGGATGACCTCTGCCAGACGCATCGAGGGGCGCTATCCCTTCCGCCTGGCCCCGTTGCAGGGGCGCGACTGGGAGATTGACCTGACGGTGACGCAGGAGATTTTCCATGTCGCGGTGGCACAAGCCATGGCGGAGATCGCTACCGGCGACGAGGAAGCGTAATGGCGATCAAGGGTAACCTCCCGTCCGTCACCAGCGAGATCCCGCGCGACCTGCGCACTTGGACGGATCGGGTGCGGGAGTCCTTGGAGCAGGTGCAGACCGCCCAAGAGACTGCGACTACCACGGTAGTCAATTACTACGGCCCTGGCGCGGGGGGTGGCAGTCCGACCTGGCAGCCAGGCGATCCCCTCCCTTGTGGCTATCCGGTGAGCCCCCTGGCCCCGACGGGCCTGACGGTTGATCCGGGTTTCGGCTTCTTTCTGCTGACCTGGGACCAGCCGACGTACTGCGGGCACAGCTACACGGAAGTATGGGGGCTGCGCAACGATGACCTGGGCGCGGCGGTCCTGTTAGGGTCGTCCATCGGCACGACGTACAGCCACCTGGAGACTGAGCAAAACGCCTATTGGTGCTTCTGGCTGCGGCACGTCAACGTGCTGGGACAGGCGGGACCCTACAACCAGACCGAGGGGGTGTGTGCGCAGACGGCGCTGGACCCCGAGTATCTGCTGAGCCTGCTGCGGGGGCGTATCACAGAGAGCCAGCTTTACCGCACCCTGAGCGAGCGTCTTGACGGCATCGAGCCGATCCAGACCCAGCTTGCCACGACGCAGGATGACCTGGGGCGACTGTCCGCTCAGTACACGGTCAAGATCGACGCCGGTGGGCATATCGCTGGGTTCGGCCTGGCATCAACGGCGCAGACGGAAGGCCCCAACACCAGTCGTTTTATCGTGCGGGCGGACGAGTTCTCCGTCGCGGGCGCGACGACGGTCGCGGGCACCGCTCCAACCAGCCCTTACACCGGCCAAGCCTGGCTCAACACCACGGATAACAAGGTCTACTATTGGACTGGGTTGGCCTGGTCCACGGATGGGATCAACGCCTCCGTGCCCTTTGTCGTGCGCACCGCGCCCGTCGTCATCAATGGCGAGACCGTGCCCGCCGGGGTGTACCTACAGGATGCCTACATCGCCAACGGTACCATCACCACGGCCAAGATTGGCAATGCGGTGATCACGGATGCGAAGATTCTCAGTCTGACCGCCAGCAAGCTCACCTCCGGGTCCATGGCGGTGGATACCTACATTCAGTCCGGTAATTTCGTCACCGGGTCCACCGGGTGGAAGCTGTGGACCAACGCCAGTGGCGCGGGGTTCGCGGAGTTCAACGGTGGAACGGGGGGCGCGGCGGTGACGGTGCGCGGCACCATCTACGCGGACGCGGGGTGGTTCAAGGGGTCGATCCTGGGGGGCGCGGCCACCAGTTACGGGGCGGGGACGGGGTTTTTCGCGGGTCTGGATAGCGGGGTTTACAAGCTGCGCGTTGGTACGGCAGCAAACCAGCGCGTGACGTGGGATGGCACCAGCCTGTCCGTGCGCGGCACGATTCAAGCCGACGCGGGCTACTTCAAAGGCTGCATCCTGGGGGGCGACGCGACGGCCTACGCCACGGGCAACGGCTTTTACGCCGGCTTTGGCACGGCGTGCGCAACTGGTGGGACCTACTACTGGCGCGTCGGGACGCCGGCCAACCAGCGGGTGACCTGGGACGGTACTAACCTGGCGGTCTATAACGCCAGCAACCAGTTGATGATGCGCGTTGGCTCCGACGCGTTCTTCTCCGCCCGTGATAAAAACGGCGTGGAACGGGTGCGCATGGGGATACAAAACGGCAGCGATGCCGGACTCTCCATTTGGGATGGGTCGGGTAACCCAATTATGACGCCGGGCGGTACGGTTGATGGCTACTACGTTAAGCAACTGTCCATCGGAACATTGCAAATTGCCGATGTCGCGGTGACCAACGCGAAGATCGCTAATCTGGCGGTGACCAACGCGAAGATCGCTGACGCAGCGATTAACACGTTAAAGGTTGCTGGCGGGTCCGTCACCGCAATGAACTACGGCGAGACGATCAGCACCGTGGCGCTGAGTGACGGTGGCAGTGCCACGTTGGCCAGTTGTTCCATCACCATGCCGACGGGAAGCAGTGGCTTGACGGGGATTGCCCTGGTCGTGCTGGAACTATTGGATGGTAGCGGTATTGTATTTAACGCCTCGCGCACAGTAACCTTACTGAAAGACGGTGTCGCCACCTACGCGTCCTACAGCTTGTTTGGGGGAAGCGACGTGCTGGTGGTTTCCGGGTTCGACGCGGACCCCAGTGGGACGCACACTTACGCCGTCCGCGTGAGTGTGAGTGGGTTCCGTAACGTAAGTGGTGGTGTCGTCACTGGCGCCACAGTGAAAGTCTTGAAGAGCCACATCCTGATTACGGGCGGAAAACGATGAACCATGTGGTCTACTATGACGTGGTCGGTCGGATCACCCGCACTACGGGCCTGCCTGACGGCCAGTCCCCCGCGCCGGAACCTGGTGAGTCTCACCTGGTGTTTGATACGTACCAGGATACGACGCAGCAATACGTCTCCCACGGTCGCCTAGCACCCATCCCGCCCCAGCCGTCCAGTTCCCATGAGTGGGATTGGTCGCGTAAGGTGTGGGTCTACCGACCTGCTATCGCGGCGCGGCAGGCGAGGCGGCAACGTGACGCCCTGCTGGCGGCTTGTGACTGGACCCAGCTACCCGACGTGCCGACAGCGGCTAAGGCGGCCTGGGCAGCGTACCGGCAGGCACTGCGGGACGTGACGACGCAACCAGGTTTCCCTGAGGAAGTGGCATGGCCCCATCCACCGGCTTGAGCGAGCTGCTGTGGCGCAACGCGGGTAACCGTCTGACGCCAGAACTGATCGTTGGCATTCTGCATGGCACGTCAGCCGTGGAGCGCCTGGCGACAGGTGAACCTCCACAACCCCTCGACGGCCCCTGGGTAACAGCGCCCAACCTGCGTCCGTCCACGCAACGTCTGGTGGTCGATGACCACGCCCGTGTCGCCGCTTGGGTGGCGCAGCAGCAGGATTGCGACGTTCACGCTTGGGCGGGGTACGTCTGTATTGGGCTGGAGGTGGACGGGATGCTGGTCGCGGGCGTAGTGTTGGAGTCGTTTACCGGGCGCGGGGCCAATATCCACATCGCGGGCATTGGTAAATACTGGCTGAGCCGGAATTTGCTATACTCGACTTTTCATTACTGCTTCAATGTGTTGAAGCTAAAACGGTTGACCGGGCTGGTCGCGGCGTCCAATACGGCGGCGCTACGATTTGATCAGCACATTGGCTGCCAGGTTGAGGCGACCTTGGCCGATGGCGCCAAAGACGGCGACCTGATTGTTTTGCGGATGCGGCGGGAAGACTGCCGCTATCTTCCACCAGAGGAGTCCTGACATGGGCGGTAAAAGTACGGCGGGCAGCGATGTCGCCCAGAGCATGGGCGAGGGCATGTACAACTTCGGCAAGGGCGAGACCGCCCTGCTGCAACAGAAGAACAACGCCAATCTAAACACGTACCTGCCCGTTGCGGATCACCTGAGCGGGCAACTGCGCAGCAATGCCGATTACCTGACCGACTACGCGCAGAACGTGACGGGTCCCAACAGCGACATCAGTAAGATGGCGCAGGGGTTGACCGGCTACGCGGATCTCAGCGCGGGCGGCGGGATGGACATCTACCAGACCGGGTTGGGCCTGGGCAACCAGGTGTACAACCAGGGGCTGAATTTCGCCAACGGCGCCATGGGCGCCGCCAACAATTTCATTGGCAGCCTGGGTGGGATCGGCGGCAGTATTTCCGCTCCGGAGATTACCCTGGGCTCCGTGCAGAACGGCACGACTGAGGCGGGGAATAACGCCAAGGCGTACTTCGATGAGTGGAGCAACGTCTACGCCCCGGCTGCGCGGCAGATGATCGCGGATGCGCAGAGCTACAACACAGCGGCCCACCGGGAATACCTGGCCAGCCAGGCCGCCGCGCAGGCGGGGGCGCAGTTCCAGAACGCGATGGGACAGAACAACCGCGCTATGATGAGCATGGGTGTCCGCCCCGGTGCCGGTGCCTACGCCGCCATGCAGAATCAAGCCCTGTTGGCGAATGCCGCGCAACGGGCCGCCGCTGGCCAGAA